CATCTTCATCTTTGTAAACTACCATGAAATCGAACATATTAGTAACCCCTTTCGCCGCTTTGGCGGCAATTCATAATCAGATAATTAATATTTATCTGTTGAGTTAATTGTATCAAAATTAAATACAGAAGTCAAGAAAACTTTTATATTCGTAACGCATTGAAAAGCCTAAACCGTTGCAATACGTGAATAGTTAAGTATAAGATTTTTGTTGACAACTATATTTAAATTTGCTATAATAAAAAAAATAAATTAACGGTATTGCCGTAAAGGCGGCGAAAGGGGAAATGAACATGAAAAAAGTACAAGCATTTGAAGGCTGGTTTGATGAAGCTACTGAAGGTTTTGCAGGCGCTGAAATGGATTTACACGGCTTTAAAACGGTTGATGAATACATTGAAGCTTATTTTGATGGGGTAGAATGCTACATCACAACGAAAGAAGCGGAACGGCTTGCCGCTTTGTATGAAGATTATCGGCAAAGCGTTTTAGACGATGGTCAATATAGCTTAGCATATGACCGCATGATAGAAGCGGTTGAAGATAACGAATAAATTAAAAAAGGCTATCCGCATTATCGGATAGCCTTTTTTAATTTCAGTAAGAATGCTTTTTGAGATTTTCATTTTGGATTTTCTAGCCGAAAAAAACCTACAGTTTTTTGAAACTGTAGGTTTTAAGGCCGTTTATTGATTTTTAGCCGGATAATCAAAATCATAAGATTTGCGCCACAAGTCGTATTTTTCAATTACTTCATAGGCGGCGACGGCGATAGCGGTCGTGAGATAGTCATAGTCACTAGTGCCGCTAAGCACGTCAGACCATGAAAGTCTTACGCTTGCCCCGGTGAAGAAGGTGCAGGTCAGGGAATGGAGACCAAAACGCCAGTTGCCCATTCTTTCGGATACAACTAGCGACCACGACCATCCGGCATAAGTTCCGGTATAGACAGTAAATCTAAAATTGGGGTCGGCATCTTTATAGATACACCGGATTTTTTTCAAGCCTTCTTTTACTTTTTCTTTATTGTACATAGAGTACACCCCTTTCGCCGCCCTTGCGGCAATTAAATTTCAGATAAAAAAGGATTTACCTGTTGTAATAAGTATATCAAAATTAAATACGAAAGTCAACTAATCAAACACATACGGAGTTTCAAAATCCGGCGGTTTTACGTCTTTGCCGTAAAAATTAAGTGGAATATTATTAATATCGTCGTTCAGTTTCATCAGTTGTAATATTGATAATGTTCTTAATAATTCCGATAATTCTGTTTTTTCTTCGTCTGTCGCTCCGGCACATAATAATACTTTGTCCGCAATCGCTTGGTATCCGGATAACGTAATATCTGAACGTGGGATAGTCTGGAATAATATCATTTTTTGGCGTGGTGTAAATTCCGGTAATACCACATCAGATAATAATACCGTGTAGTTGTGAACGGCGGTATGCACCCGGCGACTGAATCCGCCGCCCCGGGTTGACCTATGAACATGTGCATAATCCCACATATGTTTTAATTCTTTAGTTAAGTAAAGCGGCTTTTTCATTTTCTCACCCCCTTTCAAAAGCTTAAAAATACACTTTTAATCATATCATATTATAATACAAATGTCAACGGATACCATGCGAAGAAACTGGCGAATTGCAGAAAAAGCAACGTTATAAAATCCGTTTTAAGCCCCTAAAAATAAAGTTTAGGGGTAATATATGCGAAACGGCTAAACGTCTTTAAAATTGATATAAACGTCAATTTTAAGCATTTGAAAGTTGGTAAATCCGGGAAAACGGACAAAAAGCACCCGGCAAGGTTGTAAATATGACCTTGCCGGGGGCGGGTGTGAAAGATTGAAAATTTGTATGCAGGAAAGTAAACGAAAGAAAAAGGCTAAGCGCTTAAGCGCTTAGCCTTTTTCTTTATTCGCCTTGCGTTTACAACATGGCGGCGACGGCTTTTAAATCGTCGCTGTCTAGTCGAAATGTTACGAACTCTACCACATCGGAAGCCTGAACGCTTTCGATGTTTCCGTACCCGTCGAACGTGAAGAAGTCGGCGGCCGGCGAGTAGTCGCCGTAAAAAATTTTGTTCATTACATCTAAGTACGAGAGTCCGTAAAGAAGTTCATCCACTTCATCAATGGCATATAATGCGCTGTCGGGGTCGTTGCATTCTTCCGCAACGTATTCCGAATAAGCGGCCGCCAAGTCGTACACGTCCGCCCCTTCAATAATTTTTAAAGCCTTTTCATTTGTCATAGTAATACCCCTTTCGCCGCCCTTGCGGCAATTAAATTTCAGATAAAATTTATTTACCTGTTGTAATAAGTATATCAAAATTAAATACAAATGTCAACATAAAATAGTAAAATTGACGGGAATTTATATATTCTTTAATGTCGTATAATGTCGCTTGTTTCATGCTTTTAGACCACATATAATATAAAGTGAAAAAGTCGAACGGCGAATATTAAGCCGTTCGACTTTTTGACGTTTGCAGTGTTAAGTGATAACGGTATTGAGAACGGCAACGACAACGGCGGCCGGAGCCCCGGCGACCGGTGCCCCGTACAACTGAGAGCCTAACTGATAATGATAATGCTATCAATACTATTCTCATTCTCATTCTCAATACAAAGGTACTTTCGCTACAAATGGCTTAAAATAGGGGTCGGACGCCCCGCCCCAGTTAATTAGTTATGATTTTTTCTCATAGATTATAGAAAGGCTAGGTGATTTTTGCGTGGACGTTTCAAAGAATTTTGGCACGCTAACGGTGAGCCAAACAGCGATGGGTAAAGTCCTAGGTATATCACAGCCGCAAATCAGTCATTTAGCCAAAACAGGCGTGCTTTTGCGGAGTGAAGATAGCAAGATTTTACTCATCGAAAGTATGCGTAATTACTACATGAGAAAAGTGGACGCTCCGACGGACAGAGATATAAGTTTAGACCGTGAAAAAACGCTACACGAAAAAGCAAAGCGTGAAATTGCGGAACTAAAATTAGGCGAACTGAAAGGGCAGTTGCATAGAACCGAGGACATCGACTTTATGCTAGGCGGCTTAATCACCGTCTTGCGACGCAACCTTTTAGCAATGCCTGCAAAAATGGCTACTAGTCTAGTTGGCAAGGATACCGATGAGGTAAACGAAATCATGACTAAGTACATAAACAGTGCATTATCGGAACTTGCTACCTTCAAAGCCGCCGACTTAGAAAGGTTAGAAGAAGATGAAGAAGAAAACTAACACTAACAAACGGCCTGCAAAGAAGGAGCAAGTACCCGATAAGACTATAGCGGTATTTCAGCGACTAATAGAAGGACTTGAGCCGCCGCCGAACATGAGCGTATCGGAGTGGGCAGAAGCCTACAGAATCATCCCTTCCGAATACGGCGCAGACGCAGGTAAGTGGGTAAGCAAGGACTACCAGATACCTATTATGGACGCCTTTACAACGAAAGGCGTTACTAAAGTTGTGGCCATGTTAGGAGCGCAGTTAGGTAAATCCGAAATCCTGTTCAACTTGTTAGGCAGGTACATTCACCTAGACCCTTGCCCTATGCTAATGGTACAGCCGACAGTAGAAGATAGTAAGGACTTCTCAAAGGAACGTCTAACGCCTACTATCGAACAAACGCCTGTACTTGCAGAACGAATACACGACCAGAAGTCACGAAACGGTGACAACACCATTCTAAAGAAGCTGTTCGCAGGCGGCTATCTTGCCCTAGTTGGTAGTAATGCTCCGAGCGGACTTGCGAAGCGTTCTATCCGCATACTGGTATGCGACGAAGTAGACCGTTTTGCGACTAGTGCAGGCACAGAAGGCGACCCTGTTTCACTAGCTATCAAGCGTACTTCTAACTTCTGGAATCATATCATCGGGCTGTTTTCCACACCGACAGACGAAACGAGCCGCATATATAGAGAGTATATGCTAGGCACGCAGGAAGAATGGCGGTATAAATGCCCTAATTGTGGCGAATGGCACTGGTTAACTATTGATGATATGCGGTACGAGTATGACGAGTTTGATAAAAACGGTGAGAAGTCATACGCCGTACATTCAGTAAATTGGCTTTGCCCCGATTGTGGCTTTTCTTATACAGAAGCCGAGATGAAGCAAGCCGAACAGGGATATATAAAGTTAAATGAGGGAGTCACGGCTACACGGTCATTCCACGTAAACGCTTTTACGTCGCCGTGGGTACGTTGGACTTCCATTGTACAAGAGTACCTAGAAGCCAAAGACGACGAAGAGTCGCTAAAGACGTTCGTAAATACTAGACTTGCCGAGGTATACACCCCCGACGTTACCATGACAGAAATAGAGCCGCTGTTAGACCGCCGAGAAGAGTATGAAGCGGAGCTACCCGACGGAGCTTTACTTCTCACATGTGCAGTTGATACGCAGGACGACCGACTGGAGTACGAGGTTTGCGCATGGGGGGAAGGCGAGGAACGATGGGGAATCCGAAAAGGGATAATCATCGGCACGCCCGAAGAGAACGGGCAGGTATGGAACGAGCTATTATCCATTATCACCCGTGAATATCACTTCAAAGACGGCAAATCAATCCGAATTGCCCGTACCTTTATTGACCGTGGCGGTCACTATTCGGACGGCGTAGACCATTTTTGCTTTATGAACCAAGTGAATAACGTGTTCGCCATTATCGGTGCAACACGGTTTGACGCTAAAATCATTGATAAATTATCACCTGTAAAGGCTATGCCGAGCCTTAAAATAGTAAATATTGGCGTAAGTACCTGTAAACAGCACGTATTACAGCGTCTAAAGGAAGTTACAGAAGTAGGGAGCAGATACATGCACTTCCCGTTAGGCGATGACAGAGGGTATGACAGGCGGTATTTTAAGGGCTTGTTAGCCGAACGGCTTACGACCGTAAAAGAACACGGCAGATTAAAACAAAAGTGGGTAAATGTAGCGTCAGATAAACGTAATGAACCTATCGACCTTGCTGTTTATAACTTTGCTTGTATGAAGAGTTTGAACGTGAACTGGGCAGAGTATAAACGTGATTTAAACCGAGTATACGCACCCGAAAGCAACGAAAAACCCGTAGAAAAGGTTACGGTACAGCGTAAATACGGGTGCATAAGGGAAGGAGTGAGAGTCTAATATGGCAGATACCGTTGAACAAGCACGCTTACGGCGACTATTAGAAGCCGAGCAGGAAATTATTCGTTCCCAAGAATGGCAGGACGGCACGCTAAAGAACAGACGAGCCGACCTTAAAAGCGTTACAGCCGAGATTAACAAGCTCCGAGCGGCAGGCGTTACGCTTGATGACGAGGTAACAGCACCGTCTAACCGCCGCCGAGGTATGGCAAGGCGTGTAATTTTTATTGATTAAGGGAGAACTGAATGCGTAAAAAACGGAAAAAACAGTTGCAAACGGCAAGAACACCTACTGAACATACCGTGAACGTTCGCCGCAACCGTGTAATCAACACGGGATACAGCGAAAACGGTGCTAGTAGCACGAAAGGCAGTCTTGCCGCATGGAATCCTATGCGTAGCAGTCCGCAAAGCGATATAGACGCTAATTTGGACGTGTTACGGGCAAGAAGTGCAGACCTTGTAATGGGTACACCCGTTGCGGCAAGTGCTATTAACACTTCTAAAAGCAACGTAGTGGGTGCAGGGCTTAAACTTTCGCCTAGGCCTAGCTATAAGCTGTTAGGCATTACCGCCGAAGCCGCCGAAGAGTGGGCAAGGGAAGTAAAAGCCGAGTTTGATTTATGGGCTTTGTCTAAGCATTGCGATATAGCCAAGCGTAACAATTTTTACGACTTGCAGGACGTGATATACACGGCCTATCTTATCGACGGTGACAGCTTTGCCCTTTTTAAGTATCGGGATAGTACACCGTATATGCCTTACGGACTCCGACTTCAATTATTAGAAGCCGATAGGGTGAGAAATCCTAATGCGTCGTCAGTCGCAAGCCTGTATGGTAATACCACGGTTATTATTAAGAATGCGGACAACGGTAATAGAATCATTAACGGCGTCGAAGTGGACGACGACGGCGCAGTTGTCGCATACTGGGTATCGAACCGCTACCAATATGACCCTACTGATGTATCGGGCATACCGAAGTGGACGAGAGTAGAAGCATTTGGTAGTCGTTCGGGAATGCCCAATATTTTACAAATTTGTCACGATGAAAGGCCGTCACAGTATCGTGGCGTACCCGAATTAGCCCCCGTAATTGAAACCTTAAAGCAGATAGGCAGATATACAAACGCAGAACTTACGGCGGCTATCGTGAAGTCTTTCTTCACTTTATTCTTCATGGAAGCCGAACAGCACGACGACCCCGAATTTCCCATTGCAGAAGCCTTGAACGGCACACATCAAACAAGAGAGGTATTAGACCCTAACTCTTTGCAGTTGGGTGCAGGAACGATTAACACTATTCCCGCAGGGTACGAATTAAAATCAACTGACCCCCAGAGAAACTTATCGACGTTTGAGCCGTTCATGCGAGAACTGATTAAACAGTTAGGAGCGGCGCTAGGTATCCCGTATGAAGTGCTTATGAAGTCCTTCAATGCGTCGTATACCGCAAGCCGAGCCGCTTTGTTGCAGGCATGGGCAGGGTTTAAAATGCGTCGTGAATGGTTTTCCAGAGATTTTTGTCAGCCCGTGTACGAAGCATGGCTTACAGAAGCCGTTGCAAGAGGACGGGTGAAAGCCGAAGGCTTTTTTGACGACCCGAAAATAAAGGCCGCATGGTGCAATGCCGAGTGGTACGGCCCGACAATGGGAGTCCTAGACCCCGTAAAAGAAGCCGAATCCGCACAAATGCGTGTTATGTTTGGCCTAAGTACGAGGGAAAAAGAAGCCGCAGAAATGACTGGTACGGACTGGAACGAGAATATAGAACGGTTAGCTATCGAACGCAAGCGATTATCTGAAAGCGGCTTGCCTGTATATCCTAACGTTGTAGGCGTATCAGTAGCCGAAGGCGAAAATTTAGAAGAAAGGAGTGATACCGATGACTAAGTTTTGGAATTTCGCCCCCAAAGACGAAAAAACCGTAGAATTACGAATCGACGGAGATATTGTTGATGACTCCGACGTATGGCTTTATGAGTGGATAGGCGAAACATGTACTTCACCGAACGCCTTTAGAGAAGCCTTAAATGCTTACAAAGGCATGAACATTAACGTGTGGATTGACAGTTTCGGCGGCAGTGTATTCGCCGCTACAGGCATTTACAACGCCCTTGCAGAGCATGTACGCCAAGGCGGTACAGTTACTACTATCGGCGACGGCAAAGTGATGTCAGCCGCAACTGTAATTTTCATGGCAGGGCAAAAGCGGCAAGTCACTAAAGGATGTGTGTTTATGATACACAACCCGCTTACGAGTGTAGGCGGCTATGCCGAGGACTTACGCAAGACGGCCGATATATTGGACGTAGTGAAGGAGTCTATCATCAACGCTTACGAAAGCACGGGCAAGAGCCGTGAGGAACTTTCTGATATGATGAACGCAGAAACCTACATGGACGCAAGCCAGACCGTGCAAGAAGGCTTTGCAACGGAAATATTACAGGTAAGTGAAAAGGCCGCCGACACTAACAGCCCCGTAAGGGCATTGGCACGCAAAGCTATTGTGGCTTATGCAGAAACCGATGTTACAAATTTACAAAAAATCATTAAAGGAGAGAACGGCAACATGGAAAAGAAAGTAGAAATCAAGAACGTTGCGGACTTGAAGAATCAGTACACAGACCTTTGTGAACAGATTAAAGACGACGCAATCAAAGCAGAACGTAGCCGTATGCAGGCGTTAGACGCATTAGCAGACGGCAGTGAACAAGTAGCACAGATTATCAATCACGCTAAAGAAACAGGACAGGCGGCAGAAGATGTACAGTTTTTCGTGGATACGGCTAAGGCCGCAAACGCAAAAACCGTAGCTGTTTCTGATGTAGCCGAACCGAATGTAGACAGCATTGTTGACAAAAAAGTATCGGGAGCGGAAAACGTAGGCGTTGATAAGGTACACAACGAAGCCGACGAAGAACGAGAAGGCATTAAAGCTATGGTTGAAATGCTTAACAGAAAGAGAGGTAAATAATAATGGCAGAACGAATTACACAAGTAGCAACCGCACAGTATGATGAATTGATTGGCGGCGCAAATCCGAACGCAGTAGCAAACGGCGTTACAATCGCCGCAGGTGAAGGTAAACTGACCCGTGGTACGTTGCTTAAATTCGACACAGGCAAGTACAAAGGCGCAACGGACGCAGACGAAGTAGTAGCTGTTCTTTGTGACGACGTAGACGCTACTCACGAAGTAAACACCGAAGCCTACTTCACAGGCGTATTCAATGCAGAAAAGTTGAAGTTTAAAGGCGGCACAGGTGACGTTTCTAAAGTTATTGATAGTATGCACAAATACGGTATGCTTGTAGTTAAATTACATAAATAGGGGGAAACCACAATGGCATTTGATGTAAACAGCACATATACGATGTTACAGGCTATTGAACAAGCCTATGCACCGAACACATTTTTCCGTGACACGTTCTTCCCGAACGTAGAAACGTTCACGACGAATTACGTTCTCATGGATATTCAAAAAGGCGGCCGTCCGCTTGCACCGTTCGTATCCCGTAACGGCAATACGGTAAATATGCAACGTGAAGGCCGTAAGACGAACATGTACGAGCCGCCCATCTTAGCTCCGAGCCGCACCATCAACACGAAAGACGTTGAAATGCGTGGCTTAGGCGAAAACATTGTATCCACGAAAACGCCCGCAGAACGTGCAATGGAACTCCGTACACGTGACTTAGTGGATTTGCAGGATATGATTGTACGCCGCCATGAATGGGAATGCGCACAGGCTATGCTGTTCGGCAAGTTTGATATTACAGGCTATGCCGCAAACGGTACGGCTGTTGTAACGGATACGGTAACGTATACAGACTTCACGCAGAAGAAAACCCTTAGCGGTGCAGATATGTGGAGCAACCCGACAACGGCAACGCCGAGAGATGTGTTGCAGGAAGCATATCAGGCTATTTCGCAGAACGCTAATTTGTTGCCCGATTATGTAGTAATGAACAGCAAGACGGCAACGGCATTGCTTAAATGTAAGCAAACGCAAGACTTCTTGCTCCGTCCGCAGGTAAATCTCAATCTCATGAGCATTGCGCCGAAAGTGTTAAGCACTTCCGTTACGCTGTTCGGCGTTATTACGGAATTAGGCAACTTGCCTATCTATGTATACGACGCAACATACACGGACGACGCAGGAACGGCACAGCCCTTTATTCCCGACGGCTATGTAGTTATGGGTATTTCGGGTCGTGGCAAGCAGTTGTTTGCGGCTATCACGCAGTTGGAAGGCGACGGCGAGTTTAAGACCTATGCAAGTGCATTCGTTCCGAAGGTATGGGATGACATTGAAAGCAACACGAAGAAGTTAGCAGTATCTTCCGCAATGTTGCCCGTACCTGCAACGTATGACGATTGGTACACGTTGAAAGTAATGTAATAACTTTAGGGAATAGGCGTTCCAGTGAGGAGCGCCTTTTGCCCGTTTTCGTAAAGGAGAGATAACATGTTAGTACAGGTAAATAGATTTAAAGTACAACACAACGGCGAAACGTTTGTCGCAGGTGACGTATTCGAGATTGACGACGAACAGGGCAGAGCTTTAATCGAATCGAGCGACGGCGAGCTTTCCGAACACACAGGTGCATATAAAACGGAAAGCGAAGAAACACCTATTGACAAAAACGTGGATGAGTTAGGCTTGCCTAAAGTATCGGCGAAAGACACCGTAGGTAAAAACTAATGAGCCGCCTTGTCGAACACATGGCAACGGATATAGATGTGTTCTTTAACGACGCAGGCGAAGAAATTACCTACATTTCAGGCGATAAAAGCCGCACCATTCTAGCAATGGCAGAAGTTGGCGTAAACGACACTAAAAAGACTCCGCACGGGCTTGATAGAAGTTACGGCGACGCAAGTTTTACGCTATACGACGACCCTGTAAAGGGCATTACCAGTCCGCACGCAGGGGATAAGATAGAGTATAAGGGCATACGGTTTACCTATGTGGCTATGGAACAGCACGTACCTAATGTGGTATGGCGGTTACGTTTCCTTAACAAGGAATCGGCTGTTCCTTACGGCAACGGCGTGTTCTAGGCGGTGAGCATATGGACTTACGAATAGAATACGAAGATAAGGCGAGCGCCTTTTTGTTGCAGGCCGCACAGGATAATCCTAAATGGATAGCGTCAGCCCTTAAATCAGCGGCATGGAAGTCACAACGGGTTATTAAAGAGGGTATTAAGTCAGGAGCGCCTAACGGCAAGCCTTACGCACCGAGAAGCCTTACCCCTAAACAGCGTAGGTTGTTGGAAGCGGCATTGGGTCACACACCCAAACGTACCTATCCGTTAATGGGTAGATTAAGGCAGGCAGTAGGTTACGACAGCCGCAGAGCTAAAGACGGCATAGTAACCGTAGGATGGTTAAGCAAATCCGCTGTTCTCATCGGTAGTAAACAGCAAGAAGGTTTCCAAACGCCTATATCCGATAAGACCCGTAGAGCCTTTGCCGCCGCAGGCATTATCTTACGTAGAGGTACGACAATGACGAACACGGCGGCAAGACCGACTTTCCCTGTAATGTTACCGAAGGTACAGCAAGTAGCGGCCGACACGGTAAGAGAAAAAATCATCTCTTACGTAATGGGTAACACAAGCCGTTCGGCTAAGACAAGTACCCGAACGTATAAAGTATATCAGTAGGTGAATGCATGGAACACACTCTAGCATTACAAAAAATCATGAATGCGTGGTTTACTGATATATCGCAGTCGCAAGATATAAAGGACTATTGTACGGAGCATTTCCACAAGAAGCCTAAATATATTGTAGGCGGCAACCCCCGTGAGTCGCCGAGTGAGGAAGATTGTCCCTTTATCGTTGTCATGAACGACAACAAGTTGGAAGGTGAAGGGCTAGACACTTACACTTATTCGGCGGTCATCGTGTGGGCTATCAGTAATACCGCAATGATAGTAGACGGAACGGAACAGCCTTTTGGCGGTTATCCCGAAGCCGATACTATTACACTAAAGGGTGCAGTAGAAGTAGACGAGTTAGGACAGCTTATTTATGAAGTTGTTGCTAAATGTGCTATCGACCACGGCTACCCGTTAAGTAAAGTTGAGTACGATTTATCGCCTAAAGCGTCGTTTCCGCAGTTTGTTGGATACATGCGTATCGAAACTGAAATAGAACCGACTATGGGTGAAATTCTTGATTACTAAAGGAGATAAAACGAATGGCTAAACAAGCTAAAGGCATGAAATCTATTACGAACCTTTCGTTTGAAACGGCGTATGGAGTTGCGCCGACGGCAGGTAAAACGTATCGAGTACCGTTCAACAAGAACGGCCTTGCCGCAAAGCAGAACTTGATTGAAACGAACACAATCACAGGCCGCCGTGACGCAACAGAAGCAGGCGTTGGACAGCTTGAAGCGTCAGGTCAGCTTGAGTTGCCGTTGGATGTACGAAACGTAGGCCTTGTATTAAAGGGCATGTTCGGCGCTCCGACATCGGCGGCAGTTACGTCAGGCGCAGGTACACCGACACCGACAGGGCTTTACAAGCACGTCTTTAAAGTAGGCGATGAAATCCCGTCTATGACAGTAGAAAAAGGCTTTCCCGACATCAACTTGTTCTTCCAATACTTAGGCGTTAAATGCAACAAGATGAGTATTACGGCGCAAGTTGGGAACAATGAAACAACGTATACCGTCGATACGATGGCGGCAAATGAAGATGAAAAAACCACCACAATGGCAGGTACGCCCGATAAGTTAGCGCTTACCCGTTTCAACAACGTAAACGCTACTGTTAAAGAAGGCGGCCAAGTGTTGGGTATTTGTCGTAAGATGACTCTTGATATGGACAACGGCCTTGACGGTGATACCTATTGCCTTAATGGTAAAAATTCCCGTCCGTCTATCAACGAAGGTACAATGGCCGTATCGGGTAGTATCGAAGCACTGTTCGTAGACGATACGCTTATTAAGAAGGGTGCAGATATTAAAGAAACGTCGCTTGAACTTATCTTTACTAGAGATAAATTCAGCTTATCGTTCCTTATTCCCGAACTTATCTTTGAACGCACGTCGCCTGCAATCGAAGGCAGTGCAGGAGTTAAGGTAGACCTTAACTACAAAGGCTATTATGCCGACGATACGAACAATTCTATTATTGTAGTAACGCTTATTAACGACGTTGCGTCTTATTAAAAGGAGTATAGAACATGGCAGAGAAGAAGGAACAAGATGTTAGCAAAATTGAAAAAGAAAACCGTGAAGTTTTGGACAAGTTGGTTAAAGAAGGTAAGTTGCCTTCTTATCGTTCTTTAACGAGAAACGAACGCAAGAAACTGGACGAAAGCGGCCAGAACTGGTTGAAAACACCGATTAGCGACACACGGAACGCCCTTGATGTACGGGAATCGTGCTATGACTGGATACTGGACAGCTGTTTCGGTGACTTTGACTTTGGTGATTTGCCTAATAACGTATGCCTTGCCTTTGCAGAAATTTGCTATGGCCTTACATACGGTAACAAGTTAGCCGAAAAAAACTAGTCGAGGTATGGCAATGGGTGAACGAAAAATCCGACTATTGCGACATGTGCAAAGAGTTGGAAAAAAACGTTGATTGCCATACTTGCGAAGATAGACAGCCTTATTTATGGCTAGAAAATGAAACCGCCTTTGCGTTATGGACACACGTTCAGACGCAATGGCGGTTTTGTTCATATGGTGCAGGAATGGTGGCAAGCGTACCTATTCCTTGCGGCCTAGACTATACAGCAGTAGAAAGAGTAGCGGCTATGCTTGATATAGAAATGACGGCAGGCCTGTTATACCGAATACAAGCGTTAGAAGTGTACACCCTTGACAACATAAGAAAGGA